GATCTAGTGACTGTCATTAAAGTGCTTAACGAGCAGAACAAACGGAGATGATGTGAATGAAGTATCGGCAAAGATTGAGGTCGTCGGGCTTAAAGAAGCCTTGAAGACGCTCAACAAGATTGATAAATCTTTGCGCCGTGAAATCACGAAAGATTACAAGAAAATTGTTCAGCCTGTTATTGATGACGCCAACGCGCTTGTCCCTACTGGCGTTCCCTTATCTGGTATGGCGCGCAACTGGTCAACCAAATCAGGGTTTAAGATGTTGCCGTGGGTGCCTGGCATGAAGCAAAAGATTGCTGCCAAGATCAACACTCGGAATATCAAAGAATACGGCGGGAACAAGAGCAACGTAGGCACGTTTCTCATTCAATGGCAGGGCGCGACTGGCACGATGTTTGACACGTCCAAAGAAGGTGCATTGGGCCGTCAATTAACTGCACGTTATGGGGAGCGTTCGCGAGTAATGTGGAAAGCGTACGTGCAACGCGAAAATGATGTCATGTCCGAGATGGGTCAATTAGTTAAGCGCGTCATGGACGAAGCGAACAGAGAGACCGCGTAATGGCAATCAACATCCCGATTATCAGCGAGTTTGACGGCAAGGGCGTTAAGAAGGCAATCGCCCAATTTAAGCAACTTGAGACCACAGGCGAGAAAGCCCAGTTTGCCATTAAGAAGGCTGCCGTCCCTGCAGCTGCCGCGCTTGCTGGTTTGGCTGTTGCCTTAGGCGACGCGACTCAAGCCGCAATGGAAGATCAGGCGGAGCAAGCGGCGTTAGCGCTTACTTTGCAAAATGTTACTGGCGCTGGCGCTGCACAGACCGCACAGGTAGAGAAACAGATCAGCGCAATGAGTCGAGCGTCTGGCGTTGCTGACACCGAGTATCGCAAAGCATTAGAAGCACTTGTGCGCGGTACAAAAGATGTTGGCATTGCCATGAACGACATGAACCTTGTCATGGATATCAGCACGGCCACCGGCATGGATTCTGCCAGCGTTGCTGACGCATTGGCTAAGGCTTACCAAGGCAACTTTAAAGCATTGCGTTCATTGTCTCCAGAGATGTCCACCATGATCAAAGAAGGCGCAAGCCTCAACGAAGTCATGGACGTGCTTGGTGGAACCTTTGGCGGGGCGACCGCTAATAGCGCCGAGACCGCTGCAGGCAAAATGAAGATTCTTAAAAACTCTATTAGCGAAACCAAAGAGTCAATCGGCGCAGCTTTGCTACCCGTGCTCGAAGCCGTGCTACCCGTGCTTAACAAGTTCGCAGCATGGGCTCAAGACAACCCCAAAGCATTCTTGGCAATCGCTGCAGCCATCGGAGCGGTCGCCGCAGCAATCGTTGTCACCAACATTGCCATGGCACTTAACCCGTTCAGCCTGATCGCTGCAGGCGTAGCGTTACTCATTGTTGCCCTAGTCGCCGCCTACAACAAGTTTGAATGGTTCCGTGACGGAATAAACACAATCGTCAACACCGTGATCGGCTTCTTTGCTGGCATGGTCAACGCTGCGATCGGCGCGGTAAACGCAATTATTAGCGCCTACAACTCCATCCCGCTATTGCCAGACATTCCAAAAGCACCAACAATATCTGTACCTAAATTGGGTGGCACGCCGACAACACCTGTGCCTGGTCGCATGAACATTCCACGTCTAGCCGAAGGTGGCATTGTCAGCTCTCCTACTCTTGCCCTGATCGGTGAAGCAGGCCCAGAAGCCGTCGTGCCATTAGACCGCATGAATACTGGCGGGGGAGTGACCGTCAACGTCACAGGCGGGCTCTCGACTAGCGCCGAGATCGGTCAAGCCGTGGTCAACGCATTGCGCGCCTACTCACGGAGTGCGGGGCCGTTGGCTCTGAACATTGCCTGATGCCCGGCACAGCTGTCGTTGATTCAGGCAACTATGACCTGCAGATCGCTACGGGGTTTATTGTTGACGCGTTTACCCTTGATGACACGCTTAAAGGAGTTTTAGACAACACGAGTTATGTGCTGGACGGTACGACCGAGTTTGCCAGCGTCATGGAATCAACGACCAGCATCACCGTAAAGCGCGGCAGACGCGACATTGGTGACACGTTTAGCGCTGGCACAATGACATTCACCATCCAAGACGTGGACGGCATCTTCAACCCGTTTGACGAGAACAGCCCGTATTACGACACAGCAGAATCTAAGCCTGGTCTTGCACCGATGCGTCAGGTTAAGTTAATTCGATACAGCTCTACAAATGTGGCCGAGTTTCTGTACTCGGGTTATGTCGTGAATTATGACTACAACTTTGCACTTGGCGGTCTTGACACCGTGACCGTGTATTGCGCTGACCAGTTCTACCTACTTGCACAAACCTATTTAGACGAGTTCAACCCATCAGCCGAAACATCGGGTGCGCGCATAGAAACCGTGCTTGATCTACCAGAAGTTGACTTCCCAGCCCTAGCCCGAGACATTTCAACAGGCACCGTCAACCTTGGCCATGATGCTTCGTACACAGTTAACGCTGGCACAAACGTGCTGCAATACATTGCCCAGATCAACGACACCGCCGAGTTCGGCCGCCTGTTTATGTCCCGTGAGGGCGTGCTCACATTTCAAGACCGCATCGGCAACACGTTGTCGGCATCGGTTGCTGACTTCCACGATGACGGCACCGAATACAAGTACAACGGCGTGGGCATCTCGTTTGAGGCTGACGCTGTAGTTAACCGCGTGGTTGTTACGGCGTTAGATGGCAAGACAGCAACGGCCACCGATGCAGGCTCTATTGCCACGTACTTTATTCAGACCAACAGCATCACTAACAGCCTGCTCCACGTGCAGGGAGAAATTGACACCGCCGCGTCCTATTTGCTCAACCCTGAACCCGAGGCACGTTACACCAGCGTAGAAACCGCATTCTTAATGTTGACCACAGCCCAAAAGGACACCTTGGCAACCCTAGAAATAGGCGACACCATCACCGTAGAAAAGACGTTTCCGAGCGGTGCCGGCACAACCCAGTTGGCTCAAGAGCTGTCCGTTGAAGGCATCGAGCACTATTTGGACTTCTCTACAGGGCACCGTGTGCTATACAGCACCGCGCCAACAACCATCGTTTACGAGCTGATCTTGGATGACGCGGTGTATGGCACACTCGACGCAGAGAATGTTTTAGGATAAGGAGCACTTATGGCAACACAGACATTCACAGCTGGTCAGGTTTTAACGGCTGCGCAATTAACAACTTTGCAGTCAAATAGTGGCCTGCAGTTAGTTAAAGCCGAAACAACCTTTACGGGTCAATCGTCGTTTAATGTTCCCAACATTTTTACTTCGGCGTATACGAACTATCTAATCAACTTTCGTTTTTTGGCTGCAACCGCAAACGGCGGAATGAATGTTCAACTAAGCGCATCAGGAACGGCAGCAGCAACAAATTATAACAACATGCGCGTTATTGCTTACGGTGCTAGTTCGTTGCTGTCTTCGCGAAGCACCGCGCAGACTACATTCCCAATATCATCACAAGTGGGCGGTGTAAGTGGTGTTTACCAATGGGCGCAGTTGCAACTATCAGGCCCACAATTAGCGCAACCAACGCTTATGGCAGTTAGCGGTGCATTACAAGACGGAGCCGCCTACATTACTCCTGACGTTGAAATTTTCAACGGTAATCATTCAACAACAACGGCTTACGATGGTCTGACAATTATTGCAGCATCAGGGACTATTACTGGCACATACACAGTTTACGGGTACGCAAAATGACGACCACATATTTCACATCTGATGATGGCGGAGTAACGAGCCGACCAATGAATGAAACTGAAATTGCCATTTACGAAGCAGTACTAGCAGACATTAAAAAAGAAAAAGCCAGCCAAGCCAAAGCAGAAGCAGCTCAAGCCAAAGCCAAAGATGTTGTGCTTGCCAAACTTGGTTTGACCGCTGACGAAGTAACCGCGCTCCTCTCGTAATGCGATGGCGTTACCTCATCGGCTACGTCGCGCTAATCGCAGTTGTCTTGTGGGGTTGCGCGGGATGCGGTTATGACGGCTCATATCGCTACCCATGCCAAGACCCAGCCAACTGGCAAAAGCCTGAATGCGAACCACCGATCTGCAACCCATCAGGTACGTGCACACGGGATTTGATTTATGCGACCACGCCTTAAACCCGAGGAGCTTCATGCTCGACTAATCGTTGTAGTTGGCATCATCCTTGCCAGCGTGTTTGCCATCACCGTGCTTGGCTTTGTCTATGCGCTTATGTTTGTGACCCAACCAATAGGCCATCAAAGCCCTAACGACTCTGCATTTATAGACCTGCTATCAACCTTGACCGTATTTATGACCGGCACGTTGTCAGGCTTAGTGGCCTCAAACGGACTAAAGTCAAAAGCGAAAGAAGGAGCCAAAGATGTTGAAGCCTAAAGACAAAGCAATGCTTACCTCATACGGTCGTTCAATGCTTGCTGCCGTCGTTGCACTAGCGGTAACAGGAAACACCGACCCATCGGCACTATTAGCAGCTGCCATCGGCGCGGTCTGCCCAACAGCATTGCGCTACTTAAACCCTAAAGACATGAAGTTTGGTCGTGGCAGTAGCCAAAGCTAAGGCTGGCGTGCCAAACGCACGCGACTACATAGGCAACGCAGACGGTGCATCACCAGCGCCACGTGCCGGCATGAACGAATGGATTAAGCAAGCGATCGCCGCATCGAATGGCGCGCTGTGGAATAACGGGTCGTGGGGTCAACGTGACATGCGCGGTAAGCCAGGCTCATTGAGTGTGCACGCAACTGGCAGAGCTGTTGATCTGTCATATCGCAGGAGCGAAAAGAACCCAAAAGCAGGACGCAAAGAAGCGTTGGTCTTTATTGACAAACTTGTTGCCAACGCCAACGATCTTGGCCTGCAATGTATTTTGGATTACTTCCCAGAGCCACAGGGTCGAGCATGGCGTTGCGATCGGTACGCATGGCTCAAATATGACAAGCCAACAATCCACGGTGCACCAGGTGGCGACTGGTTCCACATTGAGATCACACCACAAGCCGCCGACTCGGTGATCTGGGTTAAAGCCGCATTCTTAAAGGTGTTCGGGGAAATCCCACCCAAGGCTTGACCTATCCCCTAAGGTCGAATTACCGACAAAAGGACAGGCGATGACTGAACCACAGATA